AGCTCAACTTCGTAGCAGTTCGCACGGGTGTTGACTTCACTGAAGTTGTAGGTAAGTTCTAAAAGGCGAACTAAATAATAGAAAGGATAGGGAGAAAAACTAATGCCCTTTAATGTATCTACGTTCGCCTCACAAGGTTTGCCATACGGTGGCGCAAGAGCTTCGCTTTTCGAAGTATTCATGACGCTACCGGCTGGTATTGCTGAACCAACAGCGGAAAATCAATTCCGCTTTGTGTGTAAGGCTACTTCGATTCCATCTTCAATCGTTGGTCAGATCGATGTTCCATACTTCGGTCGCAAGGTAAAGATGGCTGGTAACCGCACATTCGATAACTGGCAGGTTACAGTAATGAATGATGAAGACTTCCTCGTTCGCAACGCTTTCGAGAAGTGGTCTTCATTTATCAACTCTCACGAAAACAATCTTCGTGATCCTTCAGTAATCACTGAATCAGGTCTTGCATCTTATCGCACAACAGCTACTGTTCGTCACTACGCTAAGACTGGTGTCTTTGCTGGTGGAACAAATTCTGGCGATGCTGCAATCCCAACTCGTGAATACACCTTCGTCAACATCTTCCCAATCAATGTTGGTAACATTGAACTGAACTGGGAAACAACTGATGCTATCGAAGAATTCACAGTTGAATTCGCATACGATTACTGGGCTGTTGATAAAGACGTCAACAACAGGGTAATCAATACCTAATTTGATTGCCGCTTTGTTATAAATCATCTGAAGGAAAGTAAATGGCAATCGAATTATTTGGCTTCCGTGTTGGGAGGGAAGAAGAGGAATCTGAGCGTAAAGCCCAGCAAGTTCCTACCTTCAGCCCTCCCCCTAATCTCGACGGTGCTATGGAAGTTGCTCCTGGTGGAGCATATGGCACGTTTGTCGATATGGAAGGCGTTGCGAAGAATGAAGCAGAACTCATTACTCGATATCGTGAGATGTCGATGTATCCAGAGTGCGAGTCTGCAATTGATGACGTTGTAAATGAAGCTATCATTACCGACGATCACGACGAACCTATTTCACTCAATCTTGAAAATCTAAAGCAACCTGAAAGCGTAAAGAAGCGCATTCAGGAAGAGTTTGATACTATTCTAAAGTTGCTTGATTTCAATAATATGGCTTATGAAATTTTCCGTCGTTGGTATATTGACGGGCGTCTCTTTTACCATATTATGGTCGATATCAATAGTCCACGTAAAGGTATTCAAGAGCTACGCTATATCGACCCTCGTCGTATTCGTAAAGTTCGTCAGCCTTTGCGCCGTACACCTATTGTTGGTCAAAACTCAAAGCTAATTGTTCCAGCTTACGAAGAATACTACCTTTACAATCTAGCTGGTCTTGCACAGGGAACTATGACACAAGGTGTCAAGATTTCCAAAGATGCTATTAGCTATACACATAGCGGTTTGCTGGATGCTCGTAACCGCATGGTTCTTTCGTATCTTCACAAAGCAATCAAGCCACTCAATCAATTGCGTATGCTCGAAGACGCGGTAGTTATCTACCGTCTCGCGCGCGCACCTGAACGTCGTATCTTCTACATCGATGTTGGTAACTTGCCTAAAGCAAAAGCAGAACAGTATGTCCGCGACATGATGGTTCGTCACAAGAATCGTCTTGTCTATGACGCCGATACTGGCGCTGTCAAAGACTCACGCAAGTTTATGACTATGCTGGAAGACTATTGGCTTCCTCGTCGTGAAGGTGGTCGTGGAACAGAAATCACTACACTTCCTGGCGGCGAAAACCTTGGTCAGATGGAAGACGTTGATTACTTCCGCAAGAAGCTCTACAAGGCTTTGTCTGTTCCGATCTCTCGTCTTGAACCAGATGGTCAGTTTTCACTTGGTCGCAATGGCGAAATCACTCGCGACGAAGTAAAGTTTGCAAAGTTTATTGAACGTCTGCGCGACCGTTTCTCACAACTATTTGATAATCTTCTTGAAATCCAACTTCTTCTTACGGGTGTAATGACTCGCGAAGAATGGAGAGATATGAAGAATGATATCAAGTATAATTTCCAGCGCGATAACTACTACGCTGAAATCAAAGAACAGGATATGATGAACAATCGTCTTGCTGTTCTTGGTATCGTTGATGCTTATGTTGGCAAATACTATTCGGTTGAATGGATTCGTAAGCATGTTCTTCGTCAGACAGATGAAGAAATTCAAGAGATCGACCAACAAATGGCTGTAGAAGGTCAAATGCAAGCTGAAGCAGAAGCTGAAGTAAATGATCAGCAGGCTCAGCAGCAACCACCACAACAGCCAGACAATCAAAAAGAAAAATCAACGCCACAAAAACTTGAAATCAAAGTCAAGCACGATGTTCCTGGCGCAAAGAAGGTAAAGGAAGAGTTCTCTCCTAAACCTTTGACCGAGGAAGATAAGAAACTTATTGAACGCATGACACGTGCTATCGAAGAAGTTTCTAAAGAAGACTTGACTGACGAAATGGAAGAGATCAAGGATGAATTGTAAAAATGAACGAGGTCGAACAAGCAAAGCTACTCTCTATTGCTGCTAAGTTTGCTAAGGCGGAAGCTGACGACTTGCGCCAAGATATCGTTCAACGTATTGAAGAACATCTAAACAGTCCATCCTTCGAACTTGAAAAGGCTAAGATCCTTTCTATCGCAGCTAAGTTTGCCTACGCAGAAGCAAACGAAGTCAAGCGCGAAATTATCCAAGAGCTAAAGAATCTGTCAGAGTCCAACGGTATCGTTGAGCTTAGAGAGATTCGTTTGCGCGGACCAGAAGGTAAGCGTGGACAAAAAGGTAGCAAGGGTGATAAAGGTGATATTGGTCCTCGCGGTTTCATCGGCGAGCAAGGTGAGATCGGTGCTCGCGGTGAGAAAGGTGATAAGGGCGACAAGGGTGATAAAGGAGACAAAGGTGATCCTGGACCGCAAGGTAAAACTGGTCCAGTTGGTCCTATGGCTGATATCACTCCGCTTCGCAAAGAAGTAGAACAGTTTCTCGACGGCGCAGAAAAACGCATCTCTCGTATTGCTTTCTCTGCTGCAATGGGACTTGGTCGCTCGTCTGGGTCTGGTGAAGTCAATCTTCACAAACTAGATGACGTTGACTATGCAAGCTTGAAAAGCGCGAGCAATGGTCAAGCACTTGTCTATAACTCATCAACTGGTAAGTGGCAAGCTGGAACAGTTGCTGGAGGAGGCGGAAATACAGCTCCTCTCTTGGTTACAAAGTCAGAGCTTGGTAATCTAAACGAAAACGATCTTGTTGTTGTAAACGTAACCGGTGCTTCGTCAAATACAATCAACGTATTGACAACTGCACTCAACAATGCACTTTCCCAAATTGCTGCACTTGAAGCTCGTATCGATGCTCTGGAGAACCCATGAGCCATCCAATTGGAGTAGCTAATACAAGTGCCACAACAACAATTCGATCTCTACGACTCAAAGTCAACGAGATTATTGATGCTGTCAATGAAATTGGTAGCAATGAACACATTTATATTGAAGTGGCTAATGCAAATGCAAAGTTTGCAACTAAAGCATATGCTGCTTCAAATACCGCTGTTCGTGTACTTATTAGTGATAGACTTCAAGTAGCTAACGCGTCAGCAACATATCAAACAAAAGCTATCGAACGTGCTGCGTTGGCTAATACAAATGCTTTTATCAAAGCACAGTTAGCCAATACAAATATTGCTATTTCTGGTAAAGCTACATGGACTAGTATTACAGGAACTAATACAGCCCTTCGTACACTTATCAACGATAGAATTCAAGTAGCCAACGTAGCGGCTAAATATGCAACAAAGGCATATGCTGCATCTAATGCATATGTCAAATTATTATTAGCTAACACCAACGCATACATCGCTGATGTAGCTGCGTCATCTGGTGGAGGAGGTGGAGGATTTTCAGCTGAAGCACTTGACTATGGTTTGATTACAAGCTCGGTTGATGTAGAAACAAGCAGAGATTACGGGACGCTGTAATGGCAATTCAAGTCAAGTTCAGAAGAGGTAGTGCAGGACAACACAATTCGTTCACGGGAGCGAACGGTGAAATTACTGTTGACACCACGAACAAGACGCTGCGCGTTCATGATGGCGTAACTGTTGGCGGCATTAGAATTGCCAAGTATAATGAAATTAGCGCGGCCTCAGCTAATCTTGAAAGTATAACAACTAATGTTGTTCCGCAAGCAAACGTAACTTATGATCTCGGCACACCTACGAAAAGGTGGCGTTCGCTTTATCTAGCTGGTAATACAATTTATCTTGCCGGAGCCCAAATCAAAGCCAGTGGTAACGGCACTATTACTTTCGTAACTATTGACAATCAACCTGCTACTATTCAAGCATCTTCTGTTGTTGTTTCGGCAAACACACCAAGTTCGTTTGAGAATCTTACAATCACAAATCTTGTGCTGAACAACGTTCTTGGCGTTCAATACGGCGGAACAGGTAAGTCTTCCCTAACACAAAACGGCGTGATGTATGCTTCTAATAGCACAACGTTCGCTTTCGCTACAGGATCTAATGGCAAAGTTATGCAAATTGGATCTAACGGCGTTCCCAAGTTCGACGATGTGGATGGAGGTTCTTATTCGTAATGTCCGACACATTTGAAGAAGGCAAAGAGATTGAAGTTATCAATGAGTTTATGGAGCAGCAGCAAACTAAGATCAATCAGCTGCAGCAACAGATACTTCTACTGACGACTAAGAATACAATGCTCGAAAAAGAACTTTCTAAACTCAAAAGTATAAATAGCGAATATAAAGAGCAACTCGATAAACTCACTAAAGTTGATCGAAAAAATCTAAAAGATTTAGTTGATAATGTTACTGGTGACAGAATAAAGCCAATTGTAGAAGAAAAACAAATAGAACGCAAGAGCTCCGATGGCTCGATGTTCAAAAACAGAGGTGTAAGAAATGGCATCAGTAATTAAAATCAAAAGAAGTACGACGCCAGGATCTGCGCCGTCCTCTTTGGCTGCCGGCGAAATTGCGGTTAACATTCCAGATCGTAAACTGTTCGTTGGTGACGGATCTTCAATTTATACGATTGGTAATCAGTATATCACTGTAGCCAACGCTTCTTCAGTATATGCAACAAAAGCATATGCAGCAGCTAACTCTTATGTAAATACTCTTCTTGCGAATACAAATTCTTATATCGCAACAAAAGTCAATACGACTACGTTCAATAGCGCATTAGCCAATACGAACTCTTCGATTGCTACACAAGCAAGCCGTATCACGCTTGTCAATACAAATCTGACTGGTACCAATACAGCGCTCCGTACACTTATCTCGGATCGCCTTCAAGTAGCCAATGCTGCTGCTACATATGCAACAAAAGTAAACCCAACGACTTCTGGTGTACTTGCGCATACCGGTCGTGCTACAATTTCTACGAACTTAGCTGTTTCTGGTAACAGTTCTGTTTCAGGAAAATTTTCTGTTACAGGTGCAGCAGAAATTACTGGTGGATTTGTAACTTTTGGCTCAAACAGCACGCCTGCTCTATTGACTATGCGCGGCCGCGCTACGATTTCTGAAAACCTTTCGGTTTCTGGTAATACAACGCTTGGTGGGACTCTTGTTGCTAACAACACAGCAGGAACTTCTGGTTACTATCTCCGCACATCTGGAACTGGTGTCTATTGGGCTCCTCTAGATACGGCAAATCTCAATGTTACCAAGTATCTAGAAGTTGCTAACGCAGTTTCTACCTACGCAGTCAAGTCTAGCCCATCAACTTCTGGTTTCTTTAATCACACTGGTCGTTTGACCGTTGGCACAAACCTTGCCGTTTCTGGTAACACACGAATCAGTGGTTCAACAATCATCGACGGCGATCTGACTGTTGAAGGTGCAGTAACTTATATCTCATCATCAACTCTGAATGTTGATGACTCGATGATTAAGTTGGCTGCTAATAACTCAACAGACGCAGTCGACGTAGGTTTCTACGGTAAGTATGCTTCTTCTGGAACAAAGTATTCTGGTTTGTTCCGCGATGCAACAGACGGCATCTTCAAGTTCTATACGGGTTCTCAAACTGAGCCAGGTACAACAGTAGATACTGGTGCGGCTGGTTATGCGGTTGCTACAGTTGAAGCTGTAATCGACGGCGGAACATACTAATATAAATTGATATGCACAGGTGGGTGACAAGTGCTTCACCCACCTTTCCTTTCTAGGAGTCGAGTGTGGCATCAACTATCAAAATCAAACGCAGTGGCGTTTCGGGTAAACAACCAAACACAGCTTCACTTAGTGTAGGTGAGCTTGCGATCAATTACAAAGATCAGAAGCTATATTCTTCTAACGGTACAGCTGTATTTGAACTTGGTGGTGGTAGTGGTGGATTAGTTTCTACTACAACATCTCTTGTAAAAAATCTAACGCAAAATGATACAGTTGTTACTGGTGTTACAGCAGCTGTATCAACAAATTATCTCCAAGTTTCTAATGCTTCCGCAACCTATGCTACAAAAGCATATGCTGCATCGAATAGCTATGTCAAAACTGTACTAGCCAATACAAATAGCTATATTGCAACAAGAGCAAGCTGGACTGCGCTTACTGGCACAAATACTGCTATTCGCGCGCTCGTGAGCGACCGACTGCAAGTTGCTAACGCTGCTACGATATATCAAACCAAAGCCGTTGAACGCGCAGCATTAGCCAATACTAATGCTTCTATAGCTACACAAGCAACTCGTATCACATTAGTCAACACAAATTTGACTGGTACGAATACCGCTCTTAGAACACTTATCAATGATCGTTTGCAAGTATCAAACGCTACATCTTTGTTTGCAACAAAATCAAATCCAGCTACATCTGGTCTACTAACACACACTGGTCGTGCTACTATTTCCACAAACTTATATGTTGCTGGTAACACAATCCTAGGTAATCCTGCTGTTGTAACAGACAGAACAGTCATCAATGGTGTTACGGTAGCAAATGGTCAACTGAGCGTATCAGGAAATACTGTATTAGGCGGAAGGCTAGTAGCCAACAATACAGCTGGTGTGTCTGGTTACTACCTCCGCACATCGGGAACAGGTGTT